AGCCGGGGGCTGATTAAGGACAAAGGGATTGATTTGACGCTTGATCCAGCCTTCCCCATAGGTATCATGGATATAGTCCTCGGTGGGCTCAAAGCCCAGGGCATAGATTTTGTTATCCCGCTCGGCGATGGTATTGAGATCCTCGTCCTCTTGAGTTTTGCGCCACACGCGAGGTGGTTTGGCACCTGGGAAATTGAACGCAGTCCACCATCTCACCACCTGGCGGTTAAAGCTTCCGCACAGGACATCCGCATCCCCTTTGATGATCTCGTCCCTGACGTCCTTATGTACGCTGGCCTGAGAGCGGCTGGAGCCATCATCGGTGGTCATAGTTTGGCTCAAGATAATCTTGGAAATAGCCCCATTCATCTGCTCATGCAGCGTGGCATAATCGGCCGTGCCGCCTCTAGCTGCCTCGATAAGCTCAATGCTTACATTATCCGGGATAACCACCACTGAATCGGCCTGGATGGCCTTAAGGGCGGCCTTGACCTTATCCCTCTGGGCAGGGTCCTCGAACATGGCAGGCGGCATTCTCCCTGCTGAGGTCGGCATGCCGAATTTCTCCAGGAAAATGAGCCAGTATTTGATATCGTTGCGCTTGAAAAACACCGGCCAGTAGAGGGCATTAGCCAGTCCCACCCCATAGGGATTATCATCATTGTCGGCCCCTGCGTTGAAGGTCCAGAATTTACGATCCGGCATCAACTCCCCTTGCGGGTTGGCCAGGGTCAAGAGGTAAAGCTGCCCTTGAGGACCAAAGGCAAAGCGTTTAGCGCGCCGCGCCTGGATATTGGCAATGGACCAAAAGCGCCCATCGGACTGCCAGAGGACTTCCCCGACGCCATAGCCGTAGAAAATCCCATACATCATCCGGTCGGTAATGCGGTCCCATTCAAGACGCTGAAGGTTCTCCTCAAAGGCTTGACTGGCTACCTTATCAATGGCCCGGCTGCCCCCCGGCTCAACTAGGGTCTCTTTGCTGGTCAGGGCCTGACGGCGCTGCTGCCAGCAGCTCCTGACCTGATCATCCCGGAGCAGTTCCTCGTAAATGGCCATGTCTCCGCCGCCGCGATTAAAGAGGACCTGATCGGGGTTGAGCACCAGTTGCTCAATATAGGGTTGCATAATATCTCGGGGACCGCCAGCGGGGGCCAGTTCCAGGGTGTTGGGGCGCTTAAGGGTGATATCGGCCATGTTAGATAAATCCTCTAAAATCGTTGTTTTGCTTTATTCCAAATGCCTCGCTGGCAGCCAGCCCATTGCCCACCCCGTCCACCGCAAAGGTCATCGCCCGGGAGCCCACCCATCTAAGGAATTGCGAGGTAGAGTCAACCTGGTCATCGTGAGCCGAAAGGGGAAAAGTGGTCAGCTCAATTTCATACTCAATCAGCCAAGGAGCAGCCTGGGGCAAAAACACCCGGCCGGCCTCAAACATCGCTGAGACGGCATTCATGCGGGTCACTTTGTCCTTCTCCGGCTCAATGGCAATCACCGGAATGAGACTGCTATTGCGCAGCTCCTGTATTAGGGACTGCCCGCTCGCCTTATCCTCAATGAGCACGGCTTGAGGCCGCCAGTGCTCAGTAAGGCTTGCCACTGCTCTCTTCAGGGCCGGGTATTCCATGCGCTTGCGAAAGGTATCGAGTAGATAGAGGCCGGTGCGGGTGACCGCCCAGGTGGTGCAAACGCTTGGATCGTTAATCTGCTCAGCCTTATAGGCAGTATCCCAGCTTTGCACCACCTCTAAGATTTGCCCTTGAGCCGGCGCGGTGCGGTAACGCTGGAACCACTCGGCCTTGATGATGCCGCCCTCGGGGGTGGCGTTCCAGTCGCCCTTAAGCCAGGCGGCAACCAGCCAAGGAGGGCCGGAGTCGCGCAGGCGATCCTGATAACCTGGATCGTTTGCCATCAGCATGCGGTTATCCTCCAGGCGGCTTGGGATGAATATCCTTATCGCTTGGCTAGTGAGGTCGAGAAAAGGGGTCATAGGCGGGGCGGGATCAATATAGCGGTTTTTAACCCAGGTATGCCCTGGCCCACCCGGATTAGCCGTACTGCGAAACATGCAGCGCACACCAGCAGCGCTGCGCAAAGTGGCGCGGATTTTATCAATGGGATCGGAGGCGGCGAAATTGCCCATCTCATCGATACCCGCCCAGGTGTAATTGTGCCCCTGGTAGCGCTGGGCATCAGCATCCCGGTCCAGGTATCTCAGCTTTAAGCTCGCCTCATTCGGAAAAAAGAAAGTGCGCTTGCCTATGCGGTAAACAGCGCCAATCGCCGGATAGAGCTCAAGGGCGCGGCGCTCGACTTCCTCAAGCTCATCATAAGAGCGGCGAAACAATATCCCACGAGCGAATTTTCCCCAGCGCTGGGCGTGATTGGCAAAGTCCCCCAAGAGGCCATCGCTCTTGCCTCCGCCACGGCTTCCGCCAAAGAGCACATCAGGCACCGGGCAGGTGACCAGGTATTCCTGTGGACCGGGCTGGGGTGCCCAGACTAGGGGTTGGGTAGCGCATGCTGCTGCTGCCATTCTTCAATGCTCTCGGCCATCGGAGGCATGACAAAGACCCCGGCGGCTGGATGCTCACCGCTGGGGTCGGTGGGTGCCACTTTCGAGGGGGCATCCAAACCAAGCAGCTTCGCTCTGCGCTCCATAATGCGGATGGCTTTTTCCACCGCGCCCAGATCTCCCGCCTTGGCCTTTTCCCATAAACCAAGCAGCATCTCATCAAGCCGCTCTAGCTCCATCGCAATGACAGCATTGGCATTCTCTGCCAGATTTTCTCTGATCTCATCCAATGCCTTTTGGACTATCTGATGAGCCCGTGGTCCGCTCACGCCCATAGCGCGACCTATTGCTGCATAGCTCATACCTGACTTGCGTAGCTGCACTGCCCTGTCGCGTGTCTCTACAGCCCCAATACGCCGTTTGCTTGTCATGCTTTCACTAGCCACAGTATTAATACTCCGACTCCATTAAGAGTTATCGCTCACAATCTTACGCACCATCCGCGCAGATAAGCCAAAGGACTTAGCGATTTCCGCCTTGCTCTCCCCGGCTAAGTAGCGACGGCGGATTTCTTGATTACGGCTCTCCCGCAGCGCGCCCGTCACTTGAGGAAGCTCCAACGTACTGCCGCCATACAATGCCGCGATGCGCCCACTTAAGTAAGGCCCCAGGCGCATGCTGAGGGGATGGTCTGGGGGGATGTCGTGGGGCACATAGAGCTTGCGGCCGCCCCAGCCTTGGAGAAGTTCCATAGTAGGCCTGTAGCCGATACACAGCAGCAGCTCCTCCACAATCATGCCCCTAGGCGCTTCCAGCGGTTGCTAAATTCTCTGCTACCCTGCTTACCCACCCGCGCCCGAACCTATCCCAGGCTCGCAGTTTCGACATAAACCGCAAACGCTCTGCGGCAAAGCGCAATAGAAAACTGCATGGGGATACCTTGCTTGCTGCAATCAAAGTCACCGGCCCGATATGCCCATCATCTATCACCAAAACAGCCCGCTGTAGCATTCTCACCGCATTCCCAGGCCCGTGATTGACTGCCGCATCAAAGAGCACAAACCGTAGCTCATCGGAGATGTTGAGCGCGTTAAATCTTTCCCAGTAATCACGCCGGTAAATCTCCCTCGCCTGCTCCAGTGTCAGAGATTTAATATCCAGCATTGGGTAGCTCATGGCACTTAACCCATACTTTGTACCTTTTAGCTCCCCTACCCCAATCACACCAGAGGTCCAATTACCCCGATCATTGGGGTTGTCCTGGTAGCCGCCCTCGTTTGCAATCAGCTTGTCAAAGGCATCATCGAAAGTCATATTAGTGCCCTACACGTGAGCGCACATCTCTGAACCGAACAAACGCCGCTACCTCATCTTCAAAGTCATTTTTAAGTTGCTGCACGCGATCCATTTATGCAGCCTCCTTCTGCTCTGAGTTCAAATCATCGTTGGCGGCTTTCTTGTGCGCCTGAACATGCTCCCACAGCATGACAAGCCCCCCGATTCCCGTGGCTACCGTGGTGATTGACTGAACGGCATCGGCCTGCATCTCAGGTGAAATTACAATACCTGCTGCATTGGCCGCTGTTGCACCTAGCGTCACAATGCCGCCCCAGAACAATTTGGACTGATACCAACTATTCACTCTATAACTCCTATCGCTTCTAGCGCCTCATCAACGCTGTTGACTATGACAATTTGCCCTTTCCAAGTTGCGTGAAACTCTACCTGGCCAGGGGTAAGTTTTCTTTTTGATGGGGGTTTGTTCCCATCTTTTACCTCAAACAACATGTTTCCTTTCTGGGAACCCACCAATAAATCCGGGCAACCTTTCCCGAGCGCTGCCAGCGATAAAACACTGGCACCACATTTTCTCAATGCCTCGACTATCTCGGTTTGGTTGTTATCGGTACGTGCTGCGCGTTTCAACTATTTTTTCCTCTCTATGCTCATCACGACACTCCCATTTTATTTTTAAAGCCATGTTTTCTGCCTAAATTGGGGTTCTTGCGTTTCCCGCCTAAAAACGTAAGCCATTTATCCATCAAGTCTCTAAACTCCTCGGGTATTTCCGCTAACGCTTGCTTCCGTTCTGCTCTTGTCTGGGCATTGAGAACCGCGATGAGATAGTCTGAAAAGTATTTCTCGTCCATCCTCCTAGGTAATAGCCGCGCCTGGTTGCCTTTCTTCCTTGCCTTTCCTGGGCGCTCATCAAAAAGAGTCCTATAGCCCTTAACACACACCACACAGATATTTAGATAGTCGCCATCTGCTCTCGGATTGAGGTAAAAGAAAGCCAGTGGCCTGGCCTTTTTACATTCAAGGCAGGTTTTCTTGTTAGCGTGTGCGGCGTGGGTATCCATCATGGCTAGAGGGAATCGCCTCCTAACGCTTTCCGCATCGCTTGCAAATAAGGCCTAGCATGATCACGACTCGGCCGAGGCTTTAGGAGCGCTAGGCATTCTGGACGGCGGTACATGGCTGCGTTTTCCACTCTCTCTTCGCTCTTACCAAGACACATGGCGCGGAACTCAGGAAGGGAAGGAGGCCATTCTTTGCCACTTTCAATACATCCTGAAAGTCCATCGGCAATCTGTTTTCCGCTCAGCCCCTTTAAGCCTTTTTGCCAGATGCTGGCGCTATCGCTGAGCTTCCCGTTCTCCATTACCTCACCGTAAGCCGATGACCAGCGGTGCCCGTACATATGCGTCATCTTTTGCCAAAGCCTCACGAGGGTAAGATCAGGCAACACGGAGGCATTGGTCTGTGATGTCGATGGTATCTTTGGCTGCGCTACGTCCATAGAGGCGTTCCCATTCTCTGACGCACTCATCGGCGCGCTCTGCTGCACTAAGTTTACGTTGACCAAATCGATTATTTGTTTCATAATTTTCTCTCCGTTGGTTATATTTCTTCGATTGAGAACCCGGTTTGCTACCTATGGCTGCCGGGTTTTCTTTTGCCCGCTGTTTCTCAATTACCGTCTCCGCCACGAAGCCTCGGTAGTAAGTAGGGTTGGCCGGGATGGTTCCTAATTTTGCCTCAGCCACCAAGACCGCATCTTCAACATCCTCAAGCGTTACCTTGTCGGTAATCCATTGCCTGAACATCGCCATGCTCTTAGAGGTAATAGCTTGATCTAACCGGTAGCCACATCGCCTGATGAAATACTGTGCCCAGTCGTTGGGGGTTTTAGGATTTGTATCGCTTTGATGAGTTGCAAATGTCTCTTCTGGAGACATTAAGGAATTTTCCTCGCGCGCGCGCGTAGGAGGAACAGGATCTGGTAGGTTCTACTGATAGGTTCTGTATACCGTTTTTGGTACTGCTATCCATTCCACTTTTGGAACTATTCCTATTTTGGAATTGTTCCTTTTCTGGAACATCTTTATGCCGATCTGGGACACCCACAAGCAGCCAAACAATCACTCCTTTTGTTGGCTCTTTTCTTTCTCCGGTATCCTCTATTAAGTTCATCTCCTTAAGATCTGAAAGCGTCTTCCAGATCGTTTTTCTGTTAGCGCCGGTATCGTTGTGAAGAGTGTCATAAGATGGGAACGCGGTATTGTCAGCGCCTGCCCTATCTGCAAGGGCTAGCAAAATAAGCTTTTGTGCCATGTTGAGTCCCTTTTGCTTCCATGCCCAATGGGTTGCATCTAAGCTCATCGCGAT